TAGATATTAGTTTATAAATTAAAAAATGTCAATATATTATTCCATTATCTACCATAATAATTTATTAAACAAAAAGAGAATATGACTCGACGCCTGGATTTTTTTTCCAATAGTTATTATTACATTATTATTAAATAGTCTTTTTATTATCATTGATAATAAAACCCCGAACCCCGACCCGATTTTCCCGACCCGAAAAAAAACCCGACCCCGTTAGGGGTCAGGTTTATAGAAAGTTAGAAAGTTTTTTTATTTAAAATACTCGAACGTATTTTGCGTTAGGTTCTTTATTGTTATAGACTCTTAATCTAAAATGCTCGTTTAAGTCGTCCACGTGAGTCTCAATAATTTTATAAGAAATATGCTTTGCTCGAATCCATCTTAAAAGACTCGGTGCGTCGCAATCTTCTTCAAGTAATAAATAGTTTTTCCATTTAAAAGAATAACCAGAAAAATCATATTCTGATAATCCTAATTCGCTCAATTGACTCACGGATACTTTTAAGTATCCGTGAGTCGGTGTGTCAATAAAAACTAATTCCATTTTTATTGCTCAAACTTTCTACACTCGTCAACCGTGTATTTATTTATAGGAAACCATTTGTCTCTTTCTATAGTTAGTCCCATAGGTAAAACTAATTCTTTTAATTCTTGAATTGATACTAAACCATATTCTGACTCATGCAAGCAACACAAAGCATAAGCATTATTAGTATCAGGATCTAATTCAGTTAAATACCACGTACCGATACCCGTGGGATTGAAAAGTTTACAGACAACTTTAAAATCTAATTCGCCGTCTTTTTCATTTGCCTTAAAATTTTTAATTAATCTTTGTTCTATTTCTTTAGTAAATAACTTCATAATGACTCCTTTTTATTATTGATTATAATGGTATTATATAGTAAAATATATTTTTAATCAAATGAATTAGGAGTCATTATGAAAAATAAAATAAACGTAACAGTAAGCACTATCTTTACTTATTCAGATACATATGAGCAGGATATAATAGACAATGATATGTCTTTTAATGCCGATAGATTAAAAGATATAAAAGAGCATCAAATTGTATCATCTTTTATAATAGATGAGTTTACAAAGAATCAAGATCCGACATTAGATGCTTTTAAGAAAGTTGAAAAATTAGTAAAACTTTCTTTATCATTTCAATGTGAAGATGAGTCTTTTTTTCAAGTGCCATTTATGAAAGCGATTTTTTCTAGAATGGGTAAATATTTTTTTAATGAAAAATCAGAATTGATTGAAGATGCTATTAAACAACACGCATTACAACAAATTTCTAGAACAGTAATGAAAGCCGAAAAAGATCAGTTTAAAAAAATGTTTGCTAAGGGAGTCTGTTAGTGAATAACATAGAAGTATATACACACGTGGAGTCACAAGGTTTGACTCCCGTGTTCTTTGATGAGTTTTTAAAAAATTCTTTTAACGACGACGGAAACATTCATAAAAGAAATAATGATATTGCACCCATATTTTATTTACATTTTGAAGAGCCTTTTAATGGTAAAGTAAATATAGATCTATTATTTAACTGTGATGTTTATTCGGAAATACCTAGTAATTATTATATAGAAATATTTTTTAATGATGATACTAGCGACTCAAAGACTTTTAAAAAACAAAAAGATCTTATTAAATATATAAAAGAAGTTATGAACGGGAATATTTAAGCAGCAGCGCCCGGGCCGCCGGGCGCTCATTTTTTTATCATAGGACCCGGCCCACTAATAACGATTTACTTAAAAAAATTGGTTATCCAAATTTTTAGATTATATCTAAATTATTATATTAAATTAAATCCCGAACCCCGAACCCCGAAAAGATCCCGACCCGACCCCGACCCGATTAAAAAATAGTTTTGTATATATGGTATTTTATGGTAAAATAATATTATAACAATGATAGGAGTCATTATGAAAATACGTATAACTTTAAATAGTAAAAATAAGAAGCTCGGTAAAATGCCGACGACGACAACCGAACGAAAATCGTGTCCCGACTCTTGCCCATTAAAAAACGGCGATTGCTACGGCGAAAAATACCATACTTCTATAGTGTGGGGCGAAACTGAAACGGGATTTAATAAAAGATGGAAAAAAAATTTTTCCAATAGTTGGGATGACACTATAAAAGCAATTGCAAACTTTCCCGAGTCCGTGGATATATGGCGACACAATCAAATCGGAGATCTACCTAACGACGGCGACGACAACGAGTCTATTGACGAAAAAAAATTAGATCAGTTAGTTGAAGCAAACAATAAACGTCGTGTAATTTGTTTTACTCATAAGCATAAATATAAAAAAAATATAGATCTTATTAAGAAAGCTAATAAAAACGGTTTTACTATTAACTTGAGTGCTAACAACCTAGAACACGCCGACGAATTAGCACAACACGGACTCCCCGTTGCCGTGGTAGTTGATAAACATACAACGGCGACCCCACAAGGACGACCCGTTGCAATGTGTTTAAGTCAGACTAAAGGACTCACGTGTAAGCAATGTAAACTTTGTTCAGTTAATACCAGAAAAACAATTGTCGGATTTCTTAAACACTAAGAAATCTGGCTCACTAATTCCGGGCGGCAACATTAGCGGCCCGGGCCAGGCCCGGATATATACTGACTCCTAATCTAAAATATCCGGGCTTTGGATTAAATTATTATCCTGACCCCCGACCCCGAATATTGGCTCAAAAATTCCGACCCGATTTGATGTATGTTTTATTATGGTTTCTATTAATCCCGAAAAATCGTCCCCCGACCATAAACAAGGTATCCCCGAACCCGAATTCATTTGCCCCGACCCGATATTAACGAACCCGAGTCCTTTGGTCGCCAACTCCCGACCATATTCCCCCGAAAATAAATATAGGTGCGAGGTTGAGAGGGGGTTAACCAAGTAAAAACTTACACCTCCCGATTTAAAATACCCGTAATTCCAAGCAATTTGTTGAGCAGAGATAGAAACTCTGTTAGTTTTTGTTACTTTTAGTTCAATCCAAAACGGTAAATGATTTGCACATATATGTACATCTGGAACTCCACCACCTAAACGGTTTTCAATTCTTGTTATGTGCCACTTGCTTGGGAGATTTTTTTTTACTCTGCTCCACAGAAGAGCCTCTGGTTTTTGTGTCATCTATTACCTCTGCATCTATAAATGCTTGTGGGTGTTTATTTCTTAATTCTTTTAATCTATTTTCAATTTCATTTCTATCCATTCCGTCAATTGCATGATAGTGATTTGTTTCTCTTCTATCAGTAGTAAGACCACCTAAAGAACTTCTAATTTTTTCTGCATTTATACTTGCAGTAAATTGACCCTCTTCTTCTGCTCTATCTCCTAGATCTTTAAATCTTTTTAATTGACCTAAAAGAGTAACACCATATTTCTTTTCTCTCTCTTCACGTAGTTCATTTATATATTCAGTAACATGAGGGAAAACAATTGGATCTAAAAGTTTATGTGCTTGGATTCTAGCAATTCCATTTTTATCAGAATATCCTGCCTTGCGAACACATTCTGCATTACTGTAAATTCCTTCTACAAAATATTTAGCAAACTCTTTTTGTCTATTAGTAAGTTTACGATTATGTTCTTCTTCTATCTTTTCAATTTTATTTTTACTTGCCATAACACTATATATACTAAACGAATCTAAAAAGATAAATAGTTTTTTGATTTTTTAAACCCTTATCGGTCAGAATGTTAGATTCGTTACATAAAAAGTGTAACGAAAACACCCTAAGTGTAACGAGTAGTGTAACGAGTTTTATCTTCTGTAAGTACTGCTTTTCCAATGTTTTTAACAATATTTTTTTGACTCGTTACACTTTTACACTTTTTTATGCCCATATTTTGTTTTTATAACACTAAAATATATTTTGACTGTATATATGCAAAAGTGTTGCAAATAACCCCTTTATCATGGTAAGATATGGTATTTAATAATTAACTTAGGAGTTACACAATGAACGATAGACACTTAAACGAAATGAGAAAAGACTTTAACGAGTTTTTTAACACAATGAACGATAAGTATAAATCAACTTTTAAAATGCATACTGTTAGATACAGTGGTTCAAGGGCAGAGGTCAGTGAAGGATCTTTCAAGGTTGAGTTTGTAGTCGATGGTCAAAAATCTAAAGACGAACAGATTTTAGAATTGTATGCAAAAAGCGATAATCTAGATCTTACAAAAAAGTATGACCACCATAGATTAGGAACAATTAAATTACATTCATATCTTACTAAAGCGAGAAGTAACAAATATGTAATTGAAAGTTCTAATGGTAAAAAGTACAGAATTGATTATGTAGATGCGACAAAATATTTCGGAAACAAACCTACAAAGACAGAAGTTACTACAGTAGGCATGGACGGAAAACTTACTTTAACAGATAGAAAAGGGAGAGTAATCAATGGAACTTAATTTTAATCTAAAAGAAGTAAACGAACTTATTAATTTTCAAAGGATTAATGGGCATTCATTAAAGAAACCTTACGCAAAATATTTACCAGAGGGGGAGGACAAAACTTGTCCCCCTTCTCTATTATTAGTGGGCGACCAAGGTGTTTATCTAATGAACCATTCTAAAAAAACTATGCCTAGAAAAGATGGAGAAGGTAAAAAAGAGGGTTGGTCACAAGTTGTTTTTGCAGAAGAATGCAATCCTCATAAATTAGATTTTGATGAATGGAGATACAACAAACAAGATTCTTTTGGTGGTGATGATGGTTGTGAAATTTACCCTATTAGAAATTTAGAAATAATGTGTGAAGATTACTACAACAAAAAGGGATTACCAAAGAAAGGGTATGAAGATTTTTTTACAATAGAACTTTCACCAAAGAGGTTTTATTTAAAAGGTATTAAAAGGAGCAAAAATAATGATTAGTAAATCTATGATGAAAAAATATTTTGATAGATGGACTGATAGTAGTTATAGCAACGATGTTATAACTACTAGTATCGGTTACAACTATATAGATGAAAAAGAAGATTATGAAATGCAGTTATACTATTTAGAAGATCCTACAAATAAAACTAAAGAGCAAGAAAGTTTAGGGGTGTATTCATTATTAATGAGAAAAGATAGTGTAGTCATAAGTGGGGGAACATCAAATCCATATGACATAATTGAAAGCGATGATCATTTTGAATATCATACCGATAGTTTTGTACATTTGATGAGAGTATTAAGAAAGTTTTATCCCGACTCTGTTGATGAAAAGAGAATGACAATGGAGAGAAACTTCATTTGTGATATGTCCAATATTTTGCAAGATTTTTGCAAGTTTAACAATTTGCCTTATAAATCTGCCGATGATCTATTGTATGGTAAGCACGAGAAACCGATTTCTTTTACTAAAAAGCAAAGGGATTTTTTAATATCTTATATGTCCATGTGGGACAGAGGTGTTGCATGAGTAAAAAATATTATGTAAGCGAAAGTGTATTTATAGAGGTATCGTGTGATCTTGCCGAAAAAATGATGAAAGAACGATTAGGGGATAAATTTCCCCTAATGTTCGAGGATCATGGAAACAGTTACAATGCAGAAGGTCAAGAACACTTCAATCAATTGTACGAGCAAGTACAGAACATTATTGAAGATGCAGATATTGTCCCGAACGATATTAAATTGGACAAAGAAAAAAAGTTTAAAGATTCTGTAAAAAGATATGTAGAAGGTGACGATAGTATTTGTTTAAAAGAAGAATTAAAAACTTTAGAGGAGAATTAAAATGCAGATTGAATTACACAGATTAAAAAATGCAGTTAAAGATATCAAGGAAGGTTGGGTTTCACCGAATGACAGTCATACTAAAGCAGAATATAATGGTATGTGTGAGGGACTTGATATGTTGTTGAAACATTTTCAAGAAATTAATGAGGAAAATAAAAGTATATCTATAGAAGATAGATTAGATTTTATAAAAGACGATATATGGGACTTACACGATAAACTTACTAGTATATGTATTAAACTTAATATAGAGGAGGACGAAAATGCCTGAACTAAATTACATAGGTAGTGGAAAACATAAACAATTAGGGTTTGAGTGGGAAGGTTTTTTTATCACCGACCCATTTACTTCTAGTTGTAATAGATTTGAAGTAGACCCGATATCTGAATATGGTTTAACAACCGAGCAAGTAAAAAGACTTAAACAAGAAAATAATTTAGGAGATTAAAAATGAAGTATGAATATGGATTTGAGGATTGGTCGAGAAGTACTGATAGATACACTATAGAATGTGATAGGAAACTTGACCAAGATGAAATATTTTTTGTGATAAATGAAACAGAGGCAACATCACTTTCTGATTATAAGCAGTATGAGGATATAACATCTAAAATACCATTAGATGATGGAAAAATTGCACTTGTGACTTATCACGGAAATGATTTAAGTAATTCAGATTATGAAATAACAAGAGGAAAGGAGAACTTAAAATGAAGTATGAACAAATGTTAGAGAAAGGTCTTGATAAAATATTTGAAGCTTTAGTCGGCGACAATGGTTTAAAGAGATGGACTACCCACCCCGATGAAGGAATGGGTGGCAATGCTATTGAAGAAATAATCAAAGAGATCCACCGACTAAAAGATATTGAGTATAAATATGAAAACCAAAAACTTCGTGAAAGGAGAAAATAATGAGTGAAAACAATATAGCAAAAGCATTTGACGATTTGCAAATTATGTACTTAAAAGTAATTGACCTTATTAAAGATAAAGAGGAGAGAAACATTATTCATTGTTTGTTTCAAGATTTATCAGATAAACTTTTAGATAACCAGAAAGGAGAAAGTAATGCCAAATTGGACTAGAAACGAATTAGAAATAAAATTTCATAATGTGTCAGAAGATACAAAAGAAAGGAGAAAAAGTGTTGATGACTTTTTAAAAAAGGTCACGAAAATAGAAAAGTATGACGATGGTACAAAAAGACAGATACTTGATTTTGAAAAGATAGTACCACCCCCGAAGAATATGTTTAG